CCAAGACTTGCTAGTGCAGCAGGAATAGGTCCTAATAGTGGCAGTCTTGTAGGCGATGACGTAGGAGGAGCATAATGTCAACTGATGCATATTCACAAAATACTGGCGAAGTAAAACGTACAACGTCTGAAGTTGATTCAAATAAACACAATCCCGGACCGTTTATTGCTGTGGTAAAAAATCATCTAGATAGTCAATTTATGGGCAGACTAGAAGTAATGCTTCAAACAAAAAGCGGCAGTGGTAACAGCGAAGACGAACCTGGTAAAACAGTGCCTGTAAGTTATCTAAGTCCTTTTTGGGGTATTACACCTTATAAAGGCGTTACTGAGAATGAAGGTCATCAGTTTAGTCAAAAGAGTTATGGTTTTTGGGGTGTTCCGCCAGACGTTGGCGCAAAAGTACTTGTTATTTTTGCAGAAGGCGGACAAGGCTTTTGGATTGGGTGTATTCAAGAAGACTACACCAATATTCTTACACCTGGTGGTCCTTTTACTAGTACTACTTTTAACACAGAAGATAACACTAAAAAACTTCCAGTTGCTGAACCAAACAAAAAAACTAGTGATGGCACACAACGTAATGTAACAAAAGAATTAAAACCTGTTAATACTGATGCTAAAGCAATATTAGAAACTCAAGGTTTGCTAAATGACGAATTTAGAGGTACAACAACTTCTAGTGCTAGACGCGAATTACCAAGTATGGTTACAGGATTTAGTAGTCCAGGACCAGCAGATAGACGAGAGGGTGCGCCTAAAGTAACTTATGGTGAGAATTTTGCACAATCAGTTGTACCGCAAAACCGCTTAGGCGGCTCTAGTCTAGTATTTGATGACGGCGATGCAACACTTTTAAGAACAAAGCCTGCCGGAGGCCCGGATGGTGCAGCACCTGAATATAAAAATAAAGAAGCAGGCGAAGAAGGCGGAGATCCTACTTTACCGCACAACGAACTTGTACGTCTAAGAACACGTACAGGGCATCAAATTTTAATGCACAATACAGAAGATTTTATCTATATTGCAAACGCTAAAGGAACAACGTGGATTGAATTAACAAGCAACGGCAAAGTAGACATTTATGCAGCAAGTGATGTAAGCATTCATAGTGAAGCAAACATGAATTTTAAAGCCGACGGAAGTATGTATTTTGAAGCAGGTGCAGATATACATATGAAAGCAGGTACAAACATATTTCAAACCACTGGAGCAAATTGGGAAATTAAAGCAGGCGCTGACGGCAAGATAACAACCGCAGCAAACTTAGATTTAAGTTCTGGTGGCGACACAAGATCAAATGCTGCTAATACTCATTGGACAGCAAGTTCGCATACACATACTGGCAACATTGAACAAAATGGCACAGCAGCAACAGCAGCAACAGAAGCGGCTGAAGCAGATCCTAGTAAACGTGTCCCAGAACACGAACCTTGGTTTGGGCACGAACACCTTCATATCGAAGGCGAAGAAGATTATTACGGAAGTGCTACACAAGAAGATGTTGCTGCTACGCCAGATACATTTGCACAAAGCACTACAAGACCTGCAAACTCTACACCTAGCACTCCGCCCCCTGGAACAACACCGGCTGCAACAACAGCAGACCCTGCAACACAGACAGCAGAAGAAGCATCGCAGGGAGTTATACAAACTCCAACATCTACAAGTACAGGTACAGGTCTTGGAGGACTCTTTAGTGGGTTAAGTAATCTAGCGTCTGGAATTAGTAATGCTATTAGTAATCTTACTAATGGAATAACGTTAGGATCTGTAGGAGAATTAACAAGATCTATAGACTTTAATACAATTAGATTCCCAGCAGCACAAACAGTAATTAGAGAAATGGACAGAGTAGCAAGCCCGTCAGAATTAAATAGAGTAATAACTGGCGCTGCAACAGAAATTCAAGGTGTTGCTGGACAAATTGCTCCTCAAGCAGCATCAGCAATGCGCGATTTAAGAACACGTTTAGCAAGGGTAAATACATAAAATGAGTACAGTAGAGAAGAACATATACAAGCAGATTACAGTTCCTAGTAATCAAAAATCACAACCTGTTCCTGAAAGCAGAGCATACAGAGGTATCTCTACAGTAGATCCTGATGCTACAAATGTTGTTCTTTACGATATTGAACTTATTAAACAGGATATTATTAATCATTTCCATATTAGACAAGGTGAGAAATTGTCAGATCCTAAGTTTGGAACAATAATATGGGACGTACTATTTGAACCGCTTACAGATGATCTTAAAGACGCAATAGTACGTAATGTATCTAAAATTATTAACTTTGATCCACGAGTTAATGTAGATCAAATTATAGTTGACAGCTATGAAAGCGGCATCCAAATTGAGTGCGTATTAACATATTTGCCTTACAATATATCAGAATCGATGCGTATGAAGTTTGATGAGAATGCTGGTTTCCTCTCATAAAATAAACTACGCACATAATTAAATCCGCTAAATAGTTTATATGAGAGGAATGAGTAATGTCATCAACAGATAGACAAAATAGATTATTACTTGCTGAAGACTGGAAGCGAGTATACCAAACATTTAGAAACGCTGATTTCAAGAGTTACGACTTTGATAACCTTCGTCGTACAATGATTAACTATCTGCGTCAAAACTATCCAGAAGACTTTAATGATTACATTGAATCAAGTGAATACCTAGCATTAATTGATCTTATTTCATTCCTTGGACAAAACATTGCATATAGAATTGATTTAAATGCAAGAGAGAATTATTTAGAACTTGCAGAACGTAGAGAAAGTGTACTACGTTTAGCTCGTTTACTATCTTATAATCCTAAACGTAATCAAGCCGCAAATGGATTATTAAAAGTTGCTTCGGTGTCAACTACTGAAGAAATTACCGACTCTAACAATATTAATCTTGAAGGACAAACTATTGTATGGAACGATCCTAGTAACCCCGATTGGTTCGAACAATTTACACGAGTAATGAATGCAGCTCTGCCTGTAAACAATACTTTTGGTAGACCTGTAAAATCTGAAACAATTAGTGGAATACCTACAGAGCAGTATCGTTTAAATTCTACAAACAACGAGGTGCCTGCTTATAGTTTTAGTAAAACAATTGACGGAAGAAGTGCAGTATTTGAAGTAGTATCAAGTGACTTTGGTACAAGCGATATTAGAGAAGAAGCACCATTTCCTGGTAACAACTTTGCCTTACTTTATAGAGATGACGGCAAAGGTGCAGCAAGTTCAAATACAGGTTTCTTCTCACACTTTAGACAAGGTAAATTAGATCAAGGTACGTTTAATGTTACTAATCCAAGCACAAACCAAGTAGTTGCTGTTGACGCAACTAATGTTAACCAAACAGACGTTTGGTTGTATAAACTTGATAGTTTAGGAAATGAATTAGAACAGTGGGCTAAGGTTGACGCTGTTGAAGGCAACAACGTAATTTATAATAGTCTTTCAAGAAACGAACGTAACATTTACAGTGTTCTTACTCGTATTGATGATAGAATTAGTTTAATATTCTCAGACGGTGTATTTGGTAATTTACCACAAGGCAATTTCCGTGTTTATTATCGTACAAGTAAAAATCAACGTCTTGTTGTAACACCAGATGATATGAGAGGTATTGCTATCAAAATACCTTATGTTTCTAAACAAGGTAAAGCAGAAACAATTACAATGACCTACGCATTAGGTTATACTGTTGACAATGGAACAGTTAGTGAAACAAGTGCAAGCATTAAACGTAATGCGCCTGCAACTTATTACACACAGAACAGATTAATTACTGCTGAAGATTATCAAATTGGACCACTTACTGTAAGCCAAGAAATTGTAAAAGCAAAATCTTCAAATAGAATTTCAAGTGGTATTAGTAGATACTTTGATCTTACTGATGCTACTGGCAAATATTCAACAACAAACTTGTTTGGTAAAGACGGTGCATTATATAAAGAGTACTTAAACTTAAAAGCAGGATTTAGTTTTGAAACATTAACAGACGTAGAAGGTGCGTTAGTTAATACAGTTGAACCTATTCTTGCAAATATTAAATTAAGAAACTATTATTACGATTCATTTCCAAAACTTTTAGTTGACGATTTAGGATCATCTTGGGTACAAGTTAGTACAGCAACAAATCAAACAACAGGTTACTTTATAAATCCAAATAATGTTAAAGTAAAAGTAGGAACATTTACAGGAAGTAATAATAAATTTATTAAAGTTAATTCTTTATTAAAATTTGAAGCACCAACAGGATATCATTTCTTAAATGGTAAATTAGAAACTGGTGCACCTGATTACAGAGGCGGCTCAACATATAAATGGACAAAAATTATCACTGTAGTTGACGACGGCACTGAGCTTAATGCAGACGGCAGTGGTCCAATTGTTCTTAATGATGTTATTCCTTCAACTGCTAAACTAGTTGAAATTAGAACAGCACTTCCAAAAGCACTTACAAATGACGTTCAAGCGCAGGTTATTAATCAAATATTTGCTTATCAAACATTTGGTCTACGTTATTCACAAGCACAAGGCGAGTGGAGACTTATTACAGAGAATAACCTAGATGCAGTAAATGATTTCTCAACAGGTAAAACTGGTGATACAACTAATCAACAACTAGACGCAAGTTGGTTATTGTTATTTGAAACCGATGGTGAGAAATATACAATTACATATCGTGCAATGCGTTACGTTTTTGAAAGTGATGCAGAAATACGTTTCTATTATGATAGTAGCGATAAAATTTATAACAACTTAACAGGTAAAATTGTTAAAGATAAAATTTCAGTTTTAAACATTAATACACAACCAGATAGTTCAAACCCATTTAATGTTGATTTTGATTGGGAAGTTGTAGAAGAATACAGAGATGTTGAAGGTTATGTTGATAGTAAAAAAATACAAATTAGTTTCTTTGACGACGACGATGACGGAGTAGTTGATAATCCTGAAATGTTTGACGAGATTATTGATCCTGAAACAAACCTAGCAGACAAACTAGTATTTTTAGAATTAATAACATCAACTGATGGCGTAAATGATTATGTATTTGTAGACAAAGATTCTATTGGAGTACAAGTGTTTACAAATAAAAATTCAGTTGGTGCATTAAGTCAATACGACGACCAAGCATTGTTTTATTATATAGAAGAAGATATTTTTGAAAGATTAACAAAAGCAACTTCTATATTAACAATTGAAACAAAATACAAAGCACAAATTGGTCGTAGTAATTTAAAATTCCAATACATTCATGCAGCAGATCAAGATAATAGAATTGATCCTAGTGCAAGTAATATTATTGACACATATTTGTTAACACGCGAATATGACACACAATTTAGACTTTGGTTAGATGGTTCAAGAAGTAATAAACCGTTGCCACCAAGTAGTGACGAATTGTATATAAATTATAGTTCAGAACTTAACAGCATTAAGTCGTTAAGTGACGAAATAATTTATCATCCAGTTAAGTACAAAGTACTATTTGGTGATAAGGCAAATTCAGAGTTGCAAGCAAAATTTAAAATAGTTAAAAACTCAGACTTAGTTATTAACAACAACGAATTAAAATCTAATGTTATTAGTGCAGTTAATAGATTCTTTGCACTTGATAACTGGGACTTTGGTGATAGATTTTATTTCTCAGAACTAGCAACTTATGTAATGAATGAATTATCTCCAAATATTTCAACATTCATTATTGTTCCAGATCAAGCAGACCAAGCGTTTGGTTCCTTGTTTGAAATAAAAGCAGAATCAGATGAAATTTTTATAAGCGGTGCAGAAGTTACCGACATTGAAATTATTGATGCTGTTACAGCAAGCAGGTTAAAAGCAACCGGTAGTGTAGTAACAGAAACAGCAGTCAGCAATACAGGAATTACAAGTTCTAATACGTAAGTAAGATAGTGTATAGGATAACAAAGAATGGCATTTAACAACGATCAGACAGAACAACCATTACCAGCAGGCGGTAATCAAAAACGTAAAAGTTCTCAGCATCTACCTAAATATTTTAGAACGCAGTTTAACAAAAAGTTTTTAGCTGCGACACTAGATCAATTAATACAACCGGGTGTAGCAGAGAAACTTAACGGATACTTTGGACGTAAAACTGCTAAAGGTTATCAGTCATCTGATTTTTATATTGGTGACGTTAGTACTGACAGAGAAGATTATCAGTTTGAACCTGCGTCTGTTATTAAAGACGAACTTAATAATGTAAATTATTTTGGAACATACAATGACTATATTAATCAAATTAAAAACCTTGACGGTTCCGTTGACGATCACAGCCTTCTTAATAGACAAGAATACTATGCTTGGAATCCGCACATTAACTGGGATAAGTTTGTAAATTTTAGAGAATACTATTGGTTACCAAATGGTCCACAAAGTGTTCCTGTTGCAGGCGAAACAATTAATGTAGAAAGTACTATTAAAGTAACTGCTAGTGATGCACAAGATAATAAAGCATTTGTGTTTACACCAGATGGGTTAACAACTAATCCAGAACTTACTCTTTATAGAGGTATTACTTATAGATTTGAAATAGACGCTCCTGGCTTACCATTGTCATTTAGAACTTCAAGACGTGTTGCACCAGACTGGAGAGCAGTAAGTTTTTACAAAGCAGGCGAACAAGTACAATACAAAGGAGCAATTTATACTGCAATAGATGATGTTGCTACTGATTGGGAATTTGAAACACATGCTGATAAATGGGAATTAGATTTAAACTTTAATTTAAAAACACAAGTATCTCAACAAGATGTAGAAGATGGTGTCATTGAAGTTACATTAGATGGCGGAACACCAGATGCAATTTATTATGTTAGTAACAATGATATTAATGCCGGTGGTTTAATTAGAGTTTACGATATTGACCAAGCAACAAGCATTAATGTTGAACAAGAAATACTAGGTAAAAAAGATTACACTACTTCCAGCGGCTTTGATTTATCAAACGGAATGAAGATTTCTTTTAGTGGCGAAGTTACTCCTGAGAAATATGGTATTGGTTCTTGGTATGTTGAAGGCGTTGGAGATGAAATACAACTTATTTCAGAAGAAGAATTAAGTGCTGCAAGTGCATTTACAGATGACTTTGATATTGAATTTGATACTGAAGGATTTGATAGACTTCCGTATTCACAGGCTATTGGTTATCCTGCTAAAAAAGATTATATTACAATTAGTAGAACAAGTCAAGACGGTAACTTATGGTCAAAGTATAATAGATGGTTCCATAAATCAGTTATTGAACAATCCGCGTCGATTAACAATCAGCCATCAGAACTTGATCAATCTCAACGTGCAACAAGACCAATTATTGAATTTGAAGCAAACTTAAAACTGTTTGACTTTGGTACTAGAGTTAAATTAAATGTAGATCTAGTTGACGACTTTACTACAGATGTGTTTAGTACAATTGAAGGATCTAAAGGTTATAATGTAGACGGCGTTGATCTTACAAATGGTATGCGAGTACTGTTTACAGCAGATCCTGACAGTTTAGTAAACGGTAAGATTTACGAAGTTAAGTTTATTACAATTTTAAATGATAGACAAATAACACTACAAGAAACTGAAGATTCAGCTCCACAGCAATTTGAAACTGTGTTATGTAAAGACGGTGATACCTATAAAGGTAAAATGTTATTTTACACAGGAACAAAGTGGAAACTAGCACAAGATAAAACAGATGTTAACCAAGCACCGCTATTTGATTTGTTTGATAAAGACGGTTATAGTTTAAGCGACGAAACTGTTTATGATTCAAGTTCTTTTAAAGGAACTAAATTATTCTCGTATAAAACAGGTACAGGAACAAACGATACTGAATTAGGATTTCCTTTATCATATAGAAGTATTGAGAACGTTGGTGACGTTACATTTAATTTTAATTTAATAACTGATTCTGTAGATTATGTTTTAGATACCGAAGAAACATCAATTTCAACATCTGTAGCATACTTAAGAAAGTATAATAGTTTAACAGATTTTAATCCAGTTAACGGTTGGATCAAATCAGATAATCTTAGTAGTCAAGTTATAATTAGACAATTTGTTGTTGATAATACAAGAACAGTATATCCTATTGATGTATATAATCGCAGTGGTCTTTTAAATGACTTATGGGTTAAAGTTTTTGTAAACAATAAAGTATTATTTGAGGGTGTTGATTATACACTTTCTTCAAATAATGAAGATATTTTAGAAATAACATTTACTACTGATCTAGAGTTAGATGATGTTATTCTTATAAAAACAAGATCAACAGCATTAAAAAATGACAACGGTTTTTATGAAATTGCAAATAGTTTAGAAAGAAACCCATTAAACAAGGACATGCAAGACTTTACCTTAGGTGAAGTTAATGATCATGTAGGAACAATTATTGATGAAATTGATATGTTTAGTGGTGTATACCCTGGCATAAGCAACTTAAGAGATGCAGGTCCTATATCTCAGTTTGGTAAAAGATTTGTAAAACATAGCAGTCCAATTAACCTTGCTATGTATCATTTATTAAACAAGGAATCAAATCTTGTAAAATCATTAAAATATTCTCGCAGAGAATACGGTAAGTTTAAAAGAACTTTCTTGCAAACAGCACATGATTTAGGATTTAGTGGATCTGTTAAAAAACATGTTGATGCAATAATAAAAGAAATTAATAAAAACAAAACTTCTAAGATGCCATTCTATTTTAGTGATATGGTACCTGCAGGAGCATCAGTTGTTAATTCTGTAACAGTTGAAGACGTTGATAATCAATTTTTTGCATTGAGCAAAGTTTTTACACTTGAAACATTAAGTGATGCAGCAGTACAAGTTTATCAAAATGAAGTACAACTAATACACGGCAAGGATTATACTTTTAATGATCAAGGTTTTGTAATTATTACCACTACAAAACAGCGTGGCGATACAATTACAATTTATGAATACGAAACAACAAACGGAAGTTTTGTACCTCCTACTCCTACTAAATTAGGATTGTATCCAAAGTACGAACCTACAATGTATGTAGATGACACGTACCTTGAACCACAAACAGTTATACAAGGACACGACGGAAGCATAATGATTGCTTTTGGAGATTTCCGTGATGATTTAATTTTAGAATTAGAGAAGAGAATATTTAACAACATTAAAGTTCGCTACGATACAGATTTGTTTAACTTGTTTGATTTTATTCCTAGCGAAGGAAGAAATACAGTTTTAACTAAAGAGCAAATTGACGAAACAATGCTTAGTGATTTTGCTCAGTGGCTACAATTAGTAGATGAAGATTACACTGCTAATCCTGCATATGAAAGAACAAATACATTTACATTCAACCATCAAGGAATGTCAGATCCTAGCGGAAACAATGTAACTGGATATTGGAGAGCAGTTTACAAATGGGCATACGACACTGACCGTCCTCATACACATCCATGGGAAATGTTAGGTTTTACAATTAAACCAACTTGGTGGGATGAGCAGTACGGCGAAGCACCGTACACTAGCAACAACTTGTTAATGTGGGAAGATATTGAAAGTGGTATTATTAGAATTCCTGATCAACCTGTAACAGTTAACGAGCAGTTTTTAAGACCATTTTTAACAAGTCATTTACCAGTGGACGAAAGCGGTAATCTTGTAAGTCCTGTAATTAGTGGTTATATTAGAAATTACGATACTACTGAACTTGATTTTAATTTTGTCTACGGTGATCATGGTCCTGTCGAGAATGCTTGGAGACGTAGTTCAGAATATCCATTTGCATTACTTACTTCGCTGTTTATTAATCAGCCTAATTATGTATTAGGTACAGCCTGGGATAGATCAAGACAGTCTAGAAATATTGCTGGGCAGTTAGTGTATAATGATCAAACGCAATTAAGATTAGATAACTTAGTATTTCCAAATAATGTTACAGATAAATCTAGAACATATACTAGCGGTCTAGTAAATTACATTTATGATTATATGGCATCTAGTGTATCAACTAGTTATAATTTATATGTTGATTCTGTAAAATCTATTAATAACCAAATGGCATTTAAGATTGCAGGATTTACTAATAAAGATAAATTTAAATTAATTCTTGACAGTAGAACTCCAACTAACCAAGGCAATGTTTTTGTTCCTGAAGAGAACTATCAGATATTCTTAAACACAAGTACACCTGTAACAACTATTGATTATAGTGGTGTTATTGTAGAGAAACAAGAATACGGTTTTGTTGTTAGAGGTTATAACGGACAACGTCCATATTTTTACTATCATAAACCATATGAAATTACAAACGACCCTTATATAAACGTTGGCGGAATATCAGCAAACTTTTTATTATGGGATTCAAGAAAGGCATATACCCAAGATAGTATTGTTGAATATCAAAACAGTTATTACAGAGTTACAGAAGCACATACTAGCGGAACAGACTTTGATTCAACAAAATTTGCAAAGATTCCTAGCGTACCATTAACTGGTGGTAGAGATGCATTTTTTAGAACTTCATTTGATAAGACACCTGTAAAAGTTCCTTACGGAACAGTGTATGAAACTATTCAAGAAGTAGTTGATTTTATTTTAGGTTATAGCGATTATCTTGTTGATCAAGGATTTGTTTTTGACTATTATGATACAAATGAACAATACGTTAGCGATTGGAAGACCAGTGCAAAAGAATTTATGTTCTGGACCACACAAAACTGGGGCGCCGGCGCAGTTATTACACTAAGTCCAGCAGCATCACAATTAAAATTTATTAGCGAATATGCTGTTGTAGATGATGTATTTGATACATTCTATGGCTACAGTTTGTTTAAAGCAGACGGTAAAAAATTAGAATCAGAGTTTGCAAGTTTAACTAGAGAGAATCCAGCAGAATTTATTTTAAGACCTAA